CAAAGGTTGGTTGTTCCGTTAAGGTACGAGGTGCTCAGGTTCTCAAGCTGGTTAGCGGGGGAGGTTCTGATAGCGGTGGCCTTGATGAGAATGGCGTGGCTGCGTTGTTCGGTAAGACAGATGGCTTTAAGGGTGGTAGCCCCAGTTTTGAACCGTCTGAAGATCCTGGTGTTGGGCCAGTAGGCTACGATGCCGATGATGTACCCTTCTAATGCCAAGATACCGTAGCCGCCTTGAAGAAAAGCTGGCACGGTGGTTCGAACTGAATGGGTATCAGTTTGAATATGAAACTCTAAAGCTTAACTACACATTATCTGCTGTCTACACACCAGATTTTATCCTGCCCAATGGGGTTATTTTGGAAGCCAAGGGTTACTTTAAACCAGAAGATCGAAGGAAGATGTTAGCTGTTAAAAAGCAGCATCCAACGCTTGATATTCGACTTGTCTTCCAGGCTCCATACAACACGCTCACAAAAACCAGTAAGACTACCTACGCTAAGTGGGCAGAAAAGAATGGCTTTTTGTGGGCAGCATCACACGACATCCCACTTGATTGGTTCAATGATCTTAACTGCAACAGCAAGTAAAGAAGAAATTCTTAAGCGACTTGGTGAACATTTTGCTGACACCCTTGTTGAGTGTCTGGATTATGTCCATACAAAGGACATTTCTCCTGTTGACATTGCTAAATTAATTATTGATGAGCTTGAAGATTGGATGTTGTATCACGCTTCAATGACCAATGCCGCTGAATCAGTTCGAGATGCGCTCCGAGAGCGAGTTTCTTAATCACGAACCATGTCCTAGTTGTGGTAGTAGTGATGCCCTTGCTCGTTATACAGACGGACACGGGCATTGCTTTTCCTGCCTTTACTATGAACATGGGGACGACACACAAACCACGATCACCAAAACTCACACCACTCTCATGAACTTTACCGGGGACTTTGTTCCTCTCAAGGGTAGAAACCTTAGGGAAGAAACCTTAAAGAAGTTCAACGTTCGGTATGATCACGACACCAAGACTATCAGATTCCCTTACTATTCACAAGCCGGACAACTGGTTGGCTTTAAGAGTAGGGACACCGACAAGGATTTTAGGTGGACTGGTAAGAACGAAGACCACGCCTTGTTTGGTCAACAACTATGGGGACGGGGTAAGGAGATTGTCATCACCGAAGGCGAGTTAGATTGCCTTAGTGTGTATCAAATCCGCCCAACCTGGCCGGTTGTTAGCCTTCCAAATGGTGCTGCTGGTGCTAAGAAAGCTCTCCAACACCAGTTGAAATGGTTGATGGGGTTTGAATCAATCATCCTATTCTTTGATTCAGATGAGCCAGGACAACAAGCAGCACAAGACTGTGCTAGTTTGTTCCCACATGATAAACTATTCATTGCCAGACTTGATTCCTACAAAGATGCCAACGAGGCATTAATTGCAAAAGACTATGAGGCCATCACATCGACAGTCCTATGGAACAAGAAACCCTATTCCCCAAAGACTGTCATCGACGGACGAGACCTATTCTCTCTCGCAACTCGGCCACTTCATGGTAGGGATGCTGATTGGCCCTTTACTGCTCTTGACCGTATCACTAGTGGTCTTAGGAAAGGGGAGTTGGTTACCGTTACCTCAGGTTCCGGCGTCGGTAAGAGTACCTTCTGCGGTGAAATAGCCCAGGCTCTTGTTGATCAAGGTGAGAAGGTAGGATACATTGCCCTTGAGGAAAGTCTCCAACGGACTGCCCTTAGGTTGATGTCAATCAAGGCAAACAAACCCCTTCATCTAAACAATGAATTACCTGAGAAGGATCTTAAGGATGCCTTTGATGCTAGTCTTGGTACTGGTCAGGTTTACCTGCGTGATGGGTTTGGTAGTGTTGACCCCGACAGTATCCTCAGTGACTGCCGGTTCATGGCACTTGCCAAGGAAGTAGGGTGGATCATTCTTGATCACCTTTCTATCCTTATGTCGGGTAATGAATCACACGATGAACGTAAGCTCATTGATGTGACCATGACCAAGCTCCGATCCTTTGTGGAAGAGACTGGTATTGGAATGCTGCTGATCAGCCACCTGAAGCGTCCACAGGGCGACAAGGGGCACGAGGATGGTCAACAGGTCAGCCTTGGTCAATTGCGGGGGTCTCACTCGATTGTCCAGCTATCCGATATGGTGATCGCCCTTGAGCGTAACCTCTCTGCTGGCAACAACATGGCTAACATCCGTGTCTTGAAGAACCGTTTCAATGGGCAAACAGGACAGGCAGGAACCATCACATTTGACGGATCTACTGGTAGAATGACTGAAGACCTCACCACGGCTTTTAAACCCACTACTGAGACTGATGATGACTATGCCTTCTGATGATGAGGTTTGTATTACTTGTGGGCACGGTGAATACTTCATGAGTTTGGACAACCCCAACTTGTGGTTTTGCCGGGAATGCGGCAGACCATCTGCTAAGACACAAAAACTTCTCGACCGGGAAGAACCCGGCAACTGGTCATGACCCCCGACTACCGCGCCCTGTGCGCTGAGCTGACAAATGGTTATGAGCACGAACTCAATAAGAGTGGTCTGGGATGCGCCCTAATCCAACGCGCCCGCGCCGCCCTAGCCCAGCCCGAGCCGGTGGCGCCAACGGATGAGGCGATTGAAGAAGCGGCAAAACTGATTCACGCCTCAATGCGTTTAGCCGTTCCCGACAACCACTACACCCGTGGCTGGGTAGGGCGTGGCAACTCGCTGATGCAAGACGAAGCCAGAAGGACCGCCCGCACCGTCCTTGCCCGCTGGGGCACACCCGCCAACACTATTAACCAGGACAATTATTAGGCCATGGAAATCCAAACACTTCGCGGCAACTTTTCTCAATTCAGCAAAGGTTTGTCAATTCGCGTATCAGACGGAAATGTAACTCTTGATGCTTACATTGACGACAAGGAATTGCGAGCTTTTGCTGCTATGCTTGTTGATGTTGCTGACGACGCGCTTTCCAAGATTGGCGAAGAGGCTCAGAATTGTCAATCGAAACTACGCGACTGCCTTGAGGGTCTACAAGGGGGTAATTGGCAAGCTCCCCTTAGTGAAGGAGGTTTCGATGCCTGACCCCAACTACAAAGCCCTGTGCGCTGAGCTACTAGGTGAGTTACAGGCTTTGCGGCGAGCAGTGGCCGATGAAATGGGGTGTTCGTCACCCGAGCCTTCGTTCATCGCCCGCGCCCGCGCCGCCCTGGCCCAGACCGAGCCGCTCTCCCCCGCCGCTCAGGCGGTGCGTAAGGCATATTACAGCCACTCCGATGATGACCGGGCCGATCCAGCCCTTGCTGCCGCCCTGCGGGCTGCTGCGAATCAGGTGGTGCCGGAGCAAATTGAGCCACCCTGCGGAGAAAGTGAGCCGTGGCCCCAGAGTTATCAGTTAATGGCTGATTCCAAATGGGAGCAACGGCAGTACACCCGCCAGCATCTTCTCGCCATCGCCGCCGAGCTGGAGGACCTGCCCGAATGAGACTACTATTCGACATTGAAACCAACGGTCTACCCCGTCAGGGGTTAGATCACATTCATTGCGTTGTTGTCAAGGACATCGACTCTGAGGAAGTGTTTCGCTTTAATGACACCGGAAACTCTGACTCAATTACTAATGCTATTACCTTTCTCCAAGAGGCTGATGTTCTTATCGGCCATAACATTGTTGGCTTTGACATACCGGTTATCCAAGGCATCTACCCCTTCTTCAACCCCAAAGCCACCCTATTCGATACTCTGATCCTTAGCCGGATGTTCTTTCCGGATATACTACATCGGGACTTCCGCAAAAAGCCCATTGGAATGCCCGCAAAACTATACGGTAGACATTCCCTAGAGTCCTGGGGTTACCGTCTTGGTGACTACAAAGGTGAGTTTGCCAAGCATACGGATTGGGTATCGTGGTCCCAGGAAATGGAGGATTATTGTGAGCAGGATGTTCACGTTGTCGGGTCACTGTTTAAGTTGTTTGAGAGCAAGGGGATTGGTGACTACCAAGATTCTATCCGCCTTGAGCATGACCTAGCCACGATCATGGCTAAGCAGGAGGTATCAGGTTGGCCCTTTGATGTTGTTGCTGCCCAGAAACTAGAAGCCACTCTCCGAACAGAGATGGATAAACTAGCGGATCAAATGCGGGAAGCCTTTCCTTATGTTGACGGTGGGGAAATGACGCCCAAGCGTCCTAACTCTACCCGTGGCTACATCAAAGACGCACCCTTCACCAAACTCAAGGAGTTTAACCCTACCTCGCGTGATCACATCGGCTGGGCCTTTATGACCTGGCGGGGGTGGAAACCTGAGACGTTTACCGACACCGGTAGACCAAAGATTGACGAGGGTATCCTTATGGGTATTGATACGGATGAAGCTAAGATCTTTGCCCGTCTCCTTGAACTACAAAAGGCTCTTGGTCAACTATCAGATGGTGCTAATGCTTGGCTAAAGACTGTTACCAAGGAAGGACGTATCCATCACGTTTGTCAACTCGCAACCAACACAGGTCGTAATGCACATTCACGTCCCAACCTTGGGCAAACGAGCAGTGACCCACGCTGCCGTAAGTTGTTTCTACCGGGTAAAGGCATGTGTCAAGTGGGTGCGGATGCTTCTGGTTTGGAGCTTCGTATGCTTGGTCATTATCTTGCTCATTTCGATGGAGGGTCTTTTGCTGATGTTGTTGTCAATGGGGACATTCATCAACAAAATGCTGATCGAGTTGGCTGCTCACGCAAGGATGTTAAGACCTTGACGTATGCCTTTATCTACGGTGCTTCGGATCGCAAGATTGGTGCTTCCCTAGACAAGTCCCTAGATGACAAGAAAGCAGTCACCTTGGGTAAGGACATCCGTAAGAAGTTCCTTGAGGCCATACCGGGCCTAGAAGGGCTTTTAACGGCTGTTGCCAAG